TTATCATTTATTAAAGCAGAAACAAAAATTTAAACAAAACAAAACAAAATGCAAAACAACATGCAAGCAAAAAAAGAAAAAATCTCTTGTGGTAAAGGTACTAAGAGAAGTGATTCATGGTTAGCAATTACCATTAATCCAGATGTTATCAAACAGTACATTCAAGAGTACAATGGTTCAAAATTTGTTAAGTTAAACATTAACATTAATGAAACACCTGACAAGTTTGGCAAAGATGTATCAGTAAGTATTGATACGTGGACTCCAAACGGAGAGTTAAAACCATCTGTTCCTCAGAATGTTAAAGTGGGTACTCAGGTGGCTGAGCCTACACCTGTAGTTAACGATGAATTACCTTGGTAAACTATGAAACACTCAGGTTCATTCACACATGATTTAAAGTTCGGAGAGGAATCCGAAGACTGGGTAAAATCCTTGTTCACAGGGGCTTTTCGCGTAGAGGTAAAATCTGACCGAAGAGCCCTTGTAACAGGGAATCTTTACATAGAAGTTTATTCAAGAAGTAAGCCTTCTGGAATTAGCACAACAGATGCAGACTATTGGATATATAAAATAGAGGGTATTGATACCGCAATTATAATACCTACATCTAGATTAAAAGAATTAGTTAAAGCGCATCACAAAGGATTATTTAAACATGGTGGAGACCATGATAGCTCAAGAGGAGTATTAATACCAATAAAAGAATTATTCAAATAATATGTCAGCAAACCTAATATCAGCAATACATCACATGAGAATCTCACAAGAACATTTTGAAGACTTTATAAGACAAAACCCACAATCAAAAGGAGAAAGATTATTTAAAACATATATTTCAAAATTGAAATGGGTAATGAATGATGTACATACATACCCTTACTTTGACCAAGACACAAGAGACTCCATAAAGAATGAAATAGAGTGCGATGCATTTACAATACCCGCAATACTTGAAAAGATATCCTTACTTAATCCAGAACAAAGAGAGCTGATAGAATCCACTATAGATGCTATGGTATCCGGAGAGGAGGTTAAAATAGTTGACATAAAAGAATTATAATTAATTACCTTTGCTATATGATAGATATTATCTATGGCATTGAATGTCATGTACCTAACGCGCCACAATTGAAAGATATAGATGGTAGTGATATGCCTACCAAGAAACAAAAGTTTACTAGGATAGAGATACCAGATTCATTTTATGAGGTGGAGGTAGATGAAGATGATGTACCAAGTTACAACGAAGAACAAATAGAATTTATTAAAAGAGAGTTCGCAAGATGTAGAGAGGGTTATTGGTTTATGAACAATGGCTTCCCTATCTTTATTACAGGAGACCACTATTTTTACCTTAACTATTGGACATTAGAGTCTGGCATCTTTCCTGATTATAGAGATGCTGATAGAAAATGGTTCTTATTCTACGAGGAGATTTCTAAAGACAAAAACATATTAGGCGTTATTAGAGTTAAGAAAAGAAGAGAGGGGGCAACCTCACAAGCTTCTTGTATCCTTACTAAAGAAGCAAGCAATACAGAGAATACTAGATGTGGTATTATATCAAAGACAGGAGGTGATGCCTCTGACTTATTTGCCAACATGGTGGTGTATGGATTTAGGGCTATGCCTATGTTTCTTCAGCCAAGGACAGACGGAACAGAAGACCCTAAGAAGAGATTGATATTAGTTAAGCAATCCAAAAGAAAGAAAACAAACAAAGGACTTTTCAATAAGAGAGAAGGACTTAATTCATTTATAGAATGGCGTAACACAGCCTTGAACTCATTTGACTCTGGAAGATGGAGTAGATTATTAATAGATGAGGCTTCTAAGTTTCCAACAGAAGTACCTATTACAGAGTATTGGAACATTGTTAAAAAGACTTTGACAGAAGGAGCTAACAAGGTAGGATTTGCCTTAATGGTATCTACTGTTAACCCTCCTAATAATGGTGGACAAGAGTTTAAAAATCTGTGGGATGACAGCAATCAATTTAAGCACGGAAGAATAACACCAAGTAAATTAGTTAGATACTTTGCACCAGCAAATGAAGGATTAGCTGGCTTTATAGATACCTATGGTATGTCTAGAAAAGAAGAAGCTAAGGAATTTATATTAGCCAACTATAGAAACAACGACCAAGATACAAGAGATTATCCTTTGAATGAAGAAGAGGCTTTTAAATTCAACCAAGCTGATTGTCATTTTAATTTAGATAATATACTAACTCAAGAGATGAGTTTAAAAGAAAATCCTGTTACATTAAGAAGAGGTAGGTTTTATATAGATGGAGAAAATAATGTGCAATTTGCTGATGACTCTGCAGGATATTGGTTGATATATAAGTTTCCTAGTAAAGCCAATAATATTCAGTTTACGGGCAATGTAATGTATCCTAGAAACATAGGAGAGTATGGATTTGGTATTGACCCATTTAGGCACTCTATGACCTCAGGAGAAGGCTCTCAAGGCTCAGCTTGGATAGGAGAGAAGGTAGATTCTACAAAGGAAGGTAGTGGAGCTCCTGTGGCCCATTTCTTTGGAAGACCTAAGATGAAGAAACTATTTTGGAAAGAGATGTTAATGGGGGCTATGTACTACGGAGTGCCAGCTACAATAGAGAGTGATGCCGGTGACGATTATTACGATTACTTTAAATCTGATAACGACTTTGGCAAGAATTGTTTACCTATGCTTGGTAAGAAACCAGATGCTGTTATTGACCCACAAAGAAAAGCTAAAGTTAATTTAATGCAAAGGGGGATTAGTTCAGCTGATGCTTTTGCCCTGTCTAAGCAACTAGAATATTGTATCAACTATGTAGAACATTATTGCCACCTAATAAACTATCTTGATTTATTAGATGAGCTTAAAAGATACGACCATAGTAATAGAACTAAGTTTGATAGAACTGTATCATTTATGATTATGTTGTTAACCCTAACGGGTCAGAATAAGTCTCAAGCTATATTAAAAAAGAAGATGCCTTTAATAGAAACATTCAGCCCTAATCAATTTAGTGGGTATTAATATTTCTTAGTACGCTCGTATTCGTAAAGAAGCATACCAACTGCATCCACAAACTCCTCGTTATATTTTAGCTGATGTCTGCTTGCAGCATCTAGAACAAGATGCGTTAATTCGTGGTAGAATGTTTTTTGTATTTCAGATTTTGGCAATCGCTTACCTCCATCTTTGGAAGTTAAGGTTATAATTTTATCTGTAAAATCAGCCTCACCTAGCAATCCGTTTTCATCACAATACTCGTCGTCATATTGTACAGTAATTTTTTTACCATTTAATTTGAACTCACTAGGTATGGTAATTTTATTCGGCATTCTTTAGTAAGATTTCATCTGGTCTATCTGGCTCTGTTTGTATGTTTACTTTATGACCTCCTCTAACTTTACCTAACATTTTTTTAATAGCATCTTCAGCTATATACATTTCTTGTAGTTCTCTTACTAGATACGCCTCTTGTTCTTGCAACGACATTTTATTGAATTTTTTACTAAGTTTCATAGATTTATTTGAGCTGTAAATATACTAATAAACTTGATTGTTTTCTTGTAGCTTTCTGATTGCGGCCTGCAAATACATAGCTTTATCAAGAGTCTCTTCATAAGCCTCTTGTAGCCAATCAACTAAGGCATAATCAGCTCTATCACAGGTAGTTCCATATTTATTAATTCCTAATATCTCTCTATCTTCTAGGTCTGATATAACTTTGTCTAATACTTTACTCATATGTTATTTATTTATCAGTTTTGCTGTGAAACTTTCCACATACCTTACATTTTATTTGTAGCTTAATAGTTCCGCTAGCCATTACCCTTTTATTATTAACCACTAGATTACCACCACTTGCACCGCACTCTGGACAGCTACCCCTGTCTTGGCCGAATATTACTCCGTAATGAGTCTTAGGGTCTATGTGTTTAGATAGCTCGTTAAATACCTTCTCAAGAAGCACCACATCCATTTTACAATACTTTACCATGGCATCCATAGCCTTCTTACTCTTGTGAAGCACTATATCAGTCCATAAGCTAAAGTCTGTTTTAATCTTATGGCCTATTCCTAAATAACCAGCTATATAATCTAATTTATTAGAATTGAATTTAAACTTAGAACGAGCTACCTTAAGTGTATCTATTGTTATGAACTTTGGAGGCATCTCTATACCATACCTAAGACATCTTGTTCTAACCCAAGGAAGGTCAAACCTATCCCCATTATGACCTACTAATTCATCAGCTTCGTTAAGAACCTTGGCAAATAGCTCAAGCATTCTTTTATCTGATTGCTTGGCATCCCATTGCAAAGAATGAGTTTCTTTTTCTCCCTCCCATTTATAGCAGATGCAAATAATTGCTCTTTCTTTTATAATGTTTTGTGGACCGATATTTAATTTGTATCCAGCTTGCCAAAAGAAACCGATGTTGGGGGCCGATTCAATGTCAAAAAAGAGTCTTCTACGTTTAGTAACGCCTAGTTCTTTTTTCATTTGTGTGGTGTTGGTTAGAATTTAGCTACTCCCTGATTATACATGGAGACAAAACTATTTATAAAAATCTTATCAGGTAAAGCGTCATTAGAACCCACTACCCAATTCCTATAATATGCTACAGCTAAGTTCTCAGCTGATGTAACTAAACCGGTATGATATGGATGTGCTATTCCACCAACAAACAATCCTCTACTTAAAATCTCATACTCTAATATATCTAATGAATCCTTAAAAGAGTTAAAACAAGCAAATCTCCTTTGCTTATTAGTCTTATTCTCGCTCTTTATGGTGGTGCCTATAATCTTAGGAGAAATATGTGAATCCCATCTAGCCCCGTCAGTTTGTAATCCTATGTAGTTATTACAGATGCCACTTTTACCATTTGCTCCCTCATTACGAAAAATTATATAGGTTGAAATCTTAACCTCTTTAATATATGGAGAGTCTTTTATGTACGCAATAACACTATCCATATCAATGGAAGTCTTTGTGTACGGCATTTCTGGTAGTTCTGGGTATGCGTTTTTTATCATATTCTAAACTTGAGGTATATAGATATACCCAAAATTAGAACAATAATTCCCAATAAACCAAAAAATCTCCACTTATATTTTGAAGTTTCTTGTTGGGATTCTGTAAGATGAACGTTTGCAATAAATAATTGATTCTTATAGAATTGAATTGTATCCTTATGGGCATTTAAAATCCTATTATCTTGAATGTATTTTTGTACAGAATCGTGTACATAAACTGTCTTTTTAATTAATTTAATTAAGGTATCTGTATGGTTAACCTTATCTATGTGGTGAAACTCTATAGTATCTATTAGTGTTATAGTATCTGATTTAAAGATAGTATTTGTAATGGTGGTGTCAATAGGATTAAGCTTAGCCCATTGCAAACCAACTTTATTAAAAGCCTTATCGTTGTATAACACAGCATTAACTGCCTTGTTTATTTTTCTTTGTTGGCTACAAGACACTAACAATAATGATAGTAATAATATCTTTTTCATTCTTTAATGGATATTTTACCTTGGCTATTTGTAAAGAAATTCTTTAATAAATAAGATAAACCAGCTGCAACGCCAGCTAATAAAATACGTCTAAAGTCTTGTATATCAGGAAATTGCAAGGTATCTAAAAATGATATAAGGGAGCTGATAAAGGTTGTAAAAAATGTTACAATCAATCCCTTACCAAGGTCAAACCAATTTATTGAAAATAATTTACTCATTTTGTTTATTTTGAAAAGAACTCTAATACAAGTTTTAATAGAAAGCCTATAATCGTGGAAACTGAAACAATCCCTATCCAAAGCCATTTAGTTCTTTTAAGAATCTCTTCGTGCTTATCTGCAAGTTGACCTATTTCGCGAATATCATCAGCCAATCCATTACTATTAGTAAGCTTGTTGCCTATTATGGCATCTATTACTTGGGACATTTTACCATCCAAGGCGTCTAATTTAGACTCAACATCATTTAGTTTTCCTTCCATTTGGCTTAATCTTGACTCCATTAGTGTTATTTCTACTTGGATATCCATTACTAAATAGTTACGTCAGTAACGGGTATTTCCGTTATAGTAGGTTCTGCGACTGGTGTAGCAACTGGAATTGCATTATTAGCTGACATAGCTATAATCAAATCAATTATACTAACTCCATTTATACATGGGATATTTGGTGTAAGTGAAGATGAAATCTCTTTTAAATTGTCTTCAGAAAGAATATACATACTTGTTTTGTTTTATATGACAAATATACACAATTAATAGGATTTTTCTTCTATGAACCCAGAGCCGTATTTTATATTAATTTGTTTCTTAATATCAGCTCTTTTATCGTTCATTATATAAACACTCCTAGCTAGGTAGATAAAATTCTCTCCAAAGTCTTGTGTCTTCTCGCATTCCCTTTTATTGTTCTCTATATTCCAAAGTATTTTATTGATATTGGTTAGCTGACCTACTAATGGCTCTTCTGTTTTTATGATTGTTTGAACTATGCCATCTAGGTATATAAACTCTTTAACAACATTTTTCAGCTTTTCCTCGTCTTTAATAAGCTCATTCTTTATAGAAAGTATGGTCCATTTGTCTATAATTTCTCCTATACTTACTTCAATTTTCATAGATATTTTTTACAAAATTAAGGATATTCATATTAACTTTGTTGAAACACACAGAAAAATGCATTATGATTTCATAGAAATAGGCACATCAGACTTTGATACTTTAATAGAAAATGCTGATAATAAACAAGTAGGACTTACTATAGAGCCATTAGCCTATTACTTAAACAGATTGCCAAATAAGAATTTTGTAATAAAAGTGCAATCAGCCATAAGCGACAAAGATGGCTTTATAGAGATTTATTATATTACTGAGGATAAAATTATAGAACATAATCTTCCCTATTGGATTAGGGGATGCAATAGCGTTGATAAACCTCATGTATACGCTAGACAAAAAATAGGAGAAGAACTTTACGATAGTATTGTTACAATAGATTCGGTTATGGTGATGTCTTGGGATGCTTTAATAGAAGAGTACAATATAACATCTGTAAAGTATTTAAAAATAGATACTGAAGGACATGACCATATTATTTTAAAAGGATATCTAGAATCTTGCAAAAGAAAACCTTCCCTTCTTGCAGACAAAATAGAGTTTGAATATAATGAGATTTCTGATAAAGAAAAAATTTGGGATATTCTAAAAGATATGAATGGATATATTGCAGAAAAAAATGAAAATGATATTGTATTAAAAAAAATAACAAGAAAAGCGTTTATTCTTTATGCAAATGAAGCCTATGCAGATTTAGCTGAGGCTTGCGTATATTCTTTAAACAAACATAGCAAATATCCTGTGTATGTTTATATGCTAGATTCTGATATAAAAATAAGAGGAGCTGTAACATTTAGATGGGAATCGCAAGCATTAGAAATTAAAAATAGAAAAGATTTTATAGATAGAGATTCTACAGATATTTATAAGTTATTAATAGAAAGACCTGCAATAACAAAACACGCTCTTGAAATTAATGAGGTAGTTTGCTATGTAGATTGCGATTCTATAGCCACAAAGTATGTAGATACTATTTTTGATTATTATAATGAAGATTCAGCTTACCCATATTTTGTGGAAGGTATTTACGACTGGTTGCATATTAATGGTAGAGGAGGGGCTGAAAGTAGAGATGACCTAAGTACAACACTAGAACATCCTTCTTGTGAATTGTTTAATGTTAATCAATATGTAAGACAAAGGTATAGACAGACTGGATATTATGTAGCTGGAAGAAATACTATAGACTTTTTAGAAGAGTGGTATTGGATGTGTAATCATCCTAAAGTTATTAAAAACCACACTTTATACGCACCATATCACGAAGAAACTATAGCAAATGTTTTGCTTTGGAAGTATAACTATATGGAAGGACTTCCTTATATATATATGAATGGGTATAGAGAAGCTAAATTTACAGGAGAAGCATATCAGCTAGAGAGTTGGGTTAGAATACCTGCAACTGAAAATAAGTTACTTTTTTACCACGGAGAAAAGAATATACAAAAAATTAAAAGCATTATCAATGAAGATATTATTCTTAGCACCACACCTTAGTACAGGTGGGATGCCACAATTTCTTTTAAAAAGAATAGAGTTATTAAAAGGGTATGATGAGGTATTTGTTGTAGAATACCAATACTATGGGCCTGATTTTGTAGTCCAAAGAAATGCTATAAAAAGTTTGCTATTAGAAAACTTTTACTCTCTTGGCGAGAACAAGCTAGAGCTTATGGATATTATAAATAAGATTAAGCCTAATATAATACACATAGACGAGATGTCTGAAAGACTAGATGGAGAAATGATTAAGAGGTTATATAACAATAACAGAACATATAGAATAATAGAGACCTGCCATGATGTTTCTTTTGTACCTTCTGAAAAAATATTCAAGCCAGATTTATATTTATTCTGTACCCCATATCATATAGATACGTTTGGCGTTAGTAATTATAGGGTAATAGAATATCCAATAGACAAGCAAGAATTTAATGCAGAAAAAACTGGTAACCATGTTCTTAATGTAGGCTTATGGACTCCCGGCAAAAATCAAGCTGAAGGTATAGAGATTGCTCGCAAGTACCCTAATTTTATATTTCATTTTGTTGGCAATCAAGCTGGCAACTTTCAAGATTATTGGGAGCCTTTGATGAAAGACCTACCAAATAATGTAAAGGTTTGGGGAGAGAGAAAGGATATAGATACTTTTATGAAAGGAGCTGATATATTCATGTTTAATTCTACTTGGGAATGTAATCCATTAGTTTTGCGTGAGGCTATTAGCTATGGACTTCCTATTATAGCTCGTAACCTTCCTCAGTATGTTGATATGCTCACTAAGTATTTACAGCCTATAGATACGGATTTAAACACAATTGAAGCCAATTACGAGATACCTACAGATAACACTTCTTTTGATTTTTTAAATAACCACATTGATGCATACAATAAAGCATTAAGTGTACCTATAGTGCAACAAGGTGTATCTATTGTTCAATATTTTATTAATCAGCCTTTCATAGAAATTACTTGCCCTGTAGAAGAAGACTTCTTAGTTCAGTTTTTTGATGAAGATGGTAGTATATATTACGAAAACACAATAAAATCAAATTCTTGGGTTAAATTGAATAGGCAATGGTTTACCAAATGGAGAACAATTGTTACATGTAGAGATACGATAATATACGATAATATCCTTAATTTATCCGATAAAAGAGTTTTAATAGTTATAGACAGCGATTCATTAGGAGACAATTTAGCTTGGATGCCTTATTGTTTGGAATTCAAAAAGAAACACAATTGCGAGGTTATAGTCTCTACCAATAGAACTGACTTGTTTGATTATCCAGAATTAGAGATTGTTGAACGTGGCGTGATAGTAAATAATATTCATGCCCAATATAATATAGGGTGGCATTACGATTCAAATAAAGAGCCAGAGTTATGTAATACTATTCCATTACAAAAAGCGGCTACAAATATATTAGGATTAGATTTTAAGGAGATTAGACCTTTATTATACTTTGATGGGGGTAAAGTAACATTAAAAGAAAAGTATGTTACTATTGCTACAAATAGCACATCTGCTTGTAAATTTTGGACAAGAGAAGGTTGGCAGGAGCTAATAAATTATTTAGCTGATAGTGGGTATAAGGTTATTAATGTTTCTAAGGAAAGAAATTTATTTAACAATTGTACGCCATTAGAAGATATTTCAATGCATAACACTATAAAGGTTATTGCAGGAAGCAGCCTATTTATTGGGTTGTCTAGTGGGCTGAGTTGGTTAGCATGGGCTTTACAAAAGAAGGTAGTAATGATTTCTAATTTTACAGAAGAAGGTCATGAGTTTACTCTTGACACCATAAGAATAACTAACAAATCAGTTTGCCATGGATGTTGGAACAATAAGAACTTCAAATTTGACAAGGGAGATTGGGACTGGTGTCCTATAAAAAAAGGTACCAATGAACAATTTGTGTGTCAAACCTCAATTACACCTAAAATGGTTATTCAGCAGATGAATCCTTATCTAATTCAATAGCTATTTTTTCAATAAAGGCTAAGATTTCTTTACCATATTTGGTTGGTAATTGCTCGTTAGCATAATTCATTAATACTTCAACTTGTTCAGCTGTTAATGATGGAATTGGTAATTTTTTGCTTTCTTGATTCATGAATGTGTTTTTTATTATGCAAATATATAAATTAATTATTTAGTTACCA